GTACCGCCGACCGTCCTTGTGCTCGATGATGACGTTGCTCATGGGGCCTCTCCTAGACGGGGAACGAGTCGTCGATGGGAACCGGGATGATCGGCGGCGGGATGATCGGCAGGGCACCCTTGAGCCGGATCGAGGCCGTGACCTTCTTCTGGTAGCGGTCGGCCATCGCGAGGCACATCTCGACCATCTGGGAGCGCGAAAAGTCCTGCTGGTCGGTCGAGAAGTCGAACGATCCGGCGACCTTTGCCGCCTTCCAGCGCCAGCCCTCGGCGGCCGCCGCGTTGAGGTCGTAGGTCGGAGCCCACGAGCCGCCCGCCTCGGTCCAGTGGACCGTGCCGTCGACCACGACGCCGTTCGTGGCCGTCGGCCACGCGGGTTCGGAGGCGCCCGACGTGCCTGCCGTCGTCACGAGGTAGATGTGGCCGTTGCGCGTCTTGGGTGCCCGACGGTCGTTCAGGACGTAAGCCGTGGTCGCTGCCCATTCCGTGTCGTCGGTGATCCAGCGGAACACGTCATCCGAGCGACGGGCGAGGACGACGAGCGCGTCCACGTCGGTCGACAGCAGCGCGGGCGTCTGATCCCACGCCGTCATCGCCTCGATCCGTGTCCGCGCCGTCGCCTCGTCCATCTACCCCACCACCGTCCAGCCGCGCTCGCGGAGCATTCCTTCGTAGGTCTTGCGACTCGCGAAGGTCCGCACGCCGTCGAGCTCGATTACGAGCTCGCGGCCTCGTCCGCCTTGGCCTTGGCCTTCGGGTCGGTTTCGGGGGTCGGCTTGCCCGAGAGGACTCCGGCCACGGAGTAGTGGCTGTCGGGTGTCGGATCGACCTTCACGCCCCGGTAGCCCTGCTCCTCTTCCTTGTCGACCGTCGCCTGAACCTCGTCCTGGCCCTGATCCTTCGTTGCCATCGGTCAGTTCTCCTGCTGTTCGGTTGGGATGTCCTGCGTCCGGTTGATGACCGGCGACCACTGCTGTTCGAGGAGCTTCCGTGCCGACTGCGACCCGCGCAGCCGCTTCTCGTTGGTCGCGACGAACTGCGCCCTTCGGCGCTGCTGTTCGCGCCACGCGGCCGCGCGGTCGTCCTCGGCCGTCATCGGTCACTTACGCGCCTGCGACGCGGCTGAACTGGAGCTGCGCCAGGAACAGCGGGCAGGCGAGCCCGGTTGCCCCGACGTGGAGGCTCTTGACCTCGAACACATCACCCGCCGCGACCACGAGATCGGTAGCCGTCGCCGAGAGGGTGATGGCCGTCGCCGTGAGCGCGGGGGCGTTTGTCCCCGACACGAATGCCTTGGACGCGGACGCGAGGGTGCCTGCGCCCGCCTGCCCGCGGTTCCAAACCTGGATGGTGCGGCTGTCGGTGTTCGCACCCGTGAGCGCGGTCAGGGGGACGACACTGGCCGCCGCGAGCGTGCCAGCGAAGGGGGCCACGATGAGCGCGGAGGCATCTGCGCCAGCGGCGGCTGCCTGGACGGTCCGAGAGTGGGTCGCGAGGAGGGGTTCGGCTTCGCCTGCCATGTGGTTCTCCTTGTCAGGTGGGAAGGTGGAGGGACGGCGGGTAGCCTCAGAGGGATGACTACCCGCCGCTGGTCAATGCGGGCTACGGGGCGAGCAGCACGCCGAACGGGTAGCGCGAGGCTTCCGTCTGCTGGTCGTACCTGATCGGGTTCGGGACCTGGAACGCGAGCCGGGTGGTCAGCCGGAGGGCGACCATGTCCTGCTGCGCGAGGTTGAACTGGATCGCGCCGGTGTTGTCCTGGATCACGGCCTGGTCGAGGATCTTCCAGGTGATGTCCTTGCGGATCCCGACGACGCCCTGGGAGAAGTCCCCGGCGACGACTTCGGCCGCGCCGGAGCCGGTCGGCCAGAGGCCACGCATCGGATACAGGACTCGGGTGCCGTCGATCTCGTTCGGATCGAGCTCGGCGAGCCGCACGCCCTGCGTCGATCGGGCCTGGCGCAGCCTGCCCCTGATCGTCCGCACGGCGACGAAGCCGTTGACGTCGAAGCCGTCGGCCTCGATGGCAGTTTCGAGGTCCGAAATGTCGCCGGAGATACCGCCGGCGGCCGCGGCGTTCGTGCCGCGGGTGACGGTGTTCCCGGCCGAGGTGGCGGACGACACGAGGTCAGCAGGCCACGAGGCCGGCTTGTTGGTCCCGAAGAAGACCGCCGCGTCGAAGGTCCGGGCGACCGCTTCCACGAGCCGGGGGCGAATCTCGTCCCAGATCGGGAAGGCGGAATCGACGAGGACGTTCTCCGGGATCGGGACGATGGTCGCGATCTCTTCGGCGTTGAGGTACTTGTTGGTCCAGTCGACCTCGGTCGTCTGCTTGAGGCCCGTGTCGCCGTTCACGAAGTACGCGACCGGCAGGGCCGAGATGACCGGGATACGGGTCTGGCCCCGCGGCATCTGGTAGTGGGCGAAGAGACTCATCGCCGCCGAGGACTCTTCGACCTCGCCCATGATCGCGTTCGCCACGTCCTCGGGCATGAGGGCCGATGCGTCGGTCCTCGAGATGATGTTCGTGTAGGCCATCTAGGTTCTCCCGCGGAGTGGGGAGACCGCCTTCGTTGCCCTGTCGTAACTCCGCATTCCGTCAGGGCGGCGGATCGTCAATGGGTGGCCGTCAGGCGCGGCCCGCTGCGCGTCGGAGCTGGTCGTCGAACGAGACACCGGCTACCGGTGCCCCTCGCGGACCGCCGTCGAACGAGCCGCCGCGCGCCGTCCCGGTGAGGTACGGCTTGGCCGTGGCGAGATCGCCGAGCAACTTGTCCACGTTCTTCGGATTACCCGCCTCATCGAAGTCCAACGCCGAGCGATCGAGCAGGGAGAACGCATCTGCCGGGTCCCGGAAGCCCAACCGCAGCGCGGTTCGTGTCACCGAGTCCTGGATGCGCCACTCCTGGCGCTCTCGCTCGTGGTCCGCATCCCGAAGCTCGAGGTCGGCGAGACGCTTGTCGCGCTTCTCGGCATCGGTGAGACTCGCCTGCTCGGCCTTCGCCTTCTCGTCTTCGAGAGCCTTGAGGCGCGATCGAAGGGTTTGGGCCTCTGATCGGAGCTTCTTGGCCTCGTCGAGGGAGATCGACTCCGGCTGTTGCGTCCCATTCGCCGCCTGGGCTCCTGGGCTGCCCGCCGGGGGCTGCGTGCCCGGATCCGCCTGGGTTCCGGTCGCGCCTTGTGTCTCGTCAGCCATTATGCAGTCACTCTCCTGTTATGCAAGGGGTTATCCAACTACCCGGCCATCCGGCGGATGGAGTCGGGCGCAGGTTCGCCGAGGGTCCGATAGTGACCGATGAGCTTTCGAGCAGCGGCCTTCTTGGCCGCCGGACTGGCATGAACGCCACCGCCGGCGCCCGCGAGCCGGGCTGCTGCCGCATGGACACCGTTCGCGTTCAGGGCACCACCGGGCTCGTGGACCGGGAGCTTGCAGTTCTCCTTCGTCCACGACGAGCGTGGCCCGGTGTTCTCGTTGATGAGGCCGGCGCCGCAATACGCCTCGACGGTAGGGTAGTCCGCCTGGCTGATCGAACCCCACGGCTTGTTGCTCACTCCGGCCATGCGCTTGCTCCTTGCTCCCATGACGTCTTCCGGGGACAGGGCCGCAGCGTCACCGCGGCCGATGCTCGCGTCGTAGGTCATGTTGGGAACTCCGTCACCACGTCCACAAAGCCCTCAGCCGCCGCCGTCACGGCGCCGGTGCCTTCCCAGCGGTAGCGCAGACGCCCCGATCGAGCGAGCGGAATGTCGGCGTGATAGAGGCCGGTCGACTCCTTCACGATCTGCGAGTCAACGCCGTACACCCATTTCGTGACGGAGGTCGCCGGGGCCGATGCCGAAGTCGCGTAGCCCCACTCAAGGTGAACGGCCGTGGGATCCGTCAACGTCCCGGCCGCGTTCATGAAGCCCGGAGTCGTGGTGACGCGGATGATCCCGCCCACGAAGAGATCAGTCATGTTCAGCTCCTACCTCATCACGCTCGGTGGTCGCCGCCCCGACGCTGGCGTGTGCGGCGGTCATGCCACCCGCAGCACCGATGCTGGCCGCGCCGACCGATGCGATGACCGCAGACGACGCGCCGACGGTGCCTGGGGCACCAACGACGGTGAGTGCCTGACCGGCGACCGCGAACGCCGCGAGAAGTGCTCCGGGGCCCGTGAACCGCTGCTCACCGGCAGCGAGCATCGTGTAGGCGAAGGCGGCCGCGCCGGCCCCGCTGAACACTTCCTCGGCGATCTGGACGGCAACGGCGCCCGCTCCGGTGATGGCGAGGGGCGTGTAGGTGCCGGTACCCGCGAGCGCCGTCGGGAACTGGATCGCGCCAGCGCCTGCGAACGCCTCCGCGCCGGTTCCTGCCGCAGCAGCCTGACCGACCACGGCCCCGGTCCCGGTGATCGCACCAGCGCCGCTACCGGCGGTCCCGCTCCCGGCGGATGTCGATGCGAGAGCGATGGCGCCGTTCCCGGCGAAGGTTTCCGCTTCGGTCCCCGCGATCGCACCCGTGAACGCGACCGCCCCTGAGCCCGAGAAGACCTCCGAGCCGCTCCCCGTGAGCGTGGTGCCCGCGGTGATAACGGCTGCTGATCCGGTGAACGTCTCGGCACCTGTACCCGCCGAGGCGGATGGTTCGGCTACCGCGCCGGAGCCCGTGAACGCTTCCGCGCCTGTGCCCGCAAGGGCTGATGGCGCGGCAACGGCGGCGGCCCCGGAGAACGCCTGAGCGCCGGTTCCGGCTGTCGCGGCCAGGCGGGCAACTGCCCCGGTTCCGCTGAACGTCTCGACCGAGGTTCCTGCATTCGCCGACGCGAGCGCGACGGCTCCGGTTGCGGTGAAGGTCTCAGCCGCGGTCCCGGCAATCGACGCGGGAAGGGCGGCGGCACCTGTGCCGGAGAACGTCTCGGCTCCCGTGCCCGCGCTGGCGGCGGTGCTGGCGAGGGCACCGGTTCCGGTGATGGCCTGCGGGGTATACGTGCCCGTCCCGGCATTGGCCGACGGCCCAGCGACGGCAGCGGTCCCGCTGAACGTCTGCGCGGCGGTGCCCGCTGAGGCCGAAGGTTCGGCCACGGCGCCGGTTCCTGAGAAGACCTCGGCGGCCGTCCCAGCATTCGCGGTCGGGTCAGCGACGGCGGCACTCCCCGAGAACGTCTCGCCGCCGGTCCCTGCATTCGCTGAGGGGATCGCCACGGCACCTGTGCCGGTGATCGCCAACAGCGGGAGCAGGAATGAGGCGTTGACGTTGGCGATGCCGGTGATGCTGGTCGTGATCGAGAGGGTCACGATCGAGGTCTGAGCGGTGGTCGCGGTTGCGGACGCGATGTAGCCGTTGCTGTAGTGATTGACCGATGAGACGCCGTTATTCGACCCGGCCAGCGTCACCGTGCCGTCATTGCTCGTCCAGGTGTCATTGCTGGCCCTCGCCGTCGAGCGGAGGTCGGCGGCGGCCATGACGATCAACTCGCCGGTTGTGGCGTTCACCCCGCCGGCGGTCGCCGTGTTCGGAGACGCCGTGCCGGTTGACGAGCCTGACTGATCGAGCGGCGAGGTCGTCTTGTTGCCGCTGAACTCAGCGAGCTGCGCGGCGATGACGCCGGACGTGATGAGCGCGATTGTCGGCGCCGCATCGGACCCCGCGGCGATCTTGTAGTAGATCGTCGCGCTGGTGGAGGTCCCCGCGACCTGCTTTGCGATTGACCAGCCAGATGGTGTGGTCGGCAGCGTCGCGCTGCCGGTGACCGTGCACCAGCAGATCAGGAGATTGCCAGCCGCTCGGGTCTCGCTCGTTCCCCACGCCGGGGTGACGGCAGCCGAGGCAGCCCCTTGCGAGGCTGCCCCGATCGTGCCGACGAGCGCGATGGCCACGTCTTACTCGGTGATCGTGAACGTCAGTGCGGTGACGGAGACAGTCGCACCCGACTGGATGGCGGTGGAGTTGAGGTTGAGGTTCGCACCCGAAGTGCCGATCGAGCCGTCGAAGACGGCTGTCGTGTGGTCGGTCTTGTACGCCCGAAACCACGACGCCGTGCCGGTCGCACCGGCTGCGACAGAGCCGATGGCGTTGGCCGTCGCCACGCCGCTCGCCGCCGCGCCAAAGGCCGTGGCGCCGAAGGTCGGCGAGGCAAGGACGGTCGTGGCGGCACCGTTCGCTGCCGGCTGGGTGCCGGACATGATGTCGATGAAGCCGGAGTTGCAGAGCGCTGTCACCGCGTTGGCAGCGGCGTTCGCGCCGGCATCGTCGAGGTGGGGGTTCAGAGCCATCGGTTACGTCCTTTCCTTTAGGGGTGTCCTGCCTGTCCAAGGGTCATGTCGCGGGTTCTCCTGCGGCGTCTGAGGCCGCTGGGGCGATCCCAGCGACGGTTTCTGGCACCTTCTGAGGCGTCGGCGTCGTCACCGGCACCTGAGGAGCGGCGTCACGGATCTCCTTCCAGCGGGCGATCTCGGTCGGAGAGGCGCCCCACTTCTCCCAGAGCACCTCCTCCGGCACGCCGAGCGAGCCCATCTTCACGAGGGCGTCGGCTCGCTGCGCCTCGGTGTGCTGCTCGGAATCGCGCCAGATCGTCTCGGTCGCCGCGATCGAGCCGCGCGCCTTGTCGCCGATGGCGAGGAAGCCGAGCCGGATGACCTCTTCCCAGCTCTCGCCGAAGTAGCGCTGCTTGCGCTTCGACTTGAAGTTCAGGCCCGCCTCGGCCGCTCGCAGGGAATCGCCCGACGGCGGCTGGCCGCCGTGCTGGAGGAAGTAGTGGTACGGCGTTCGGGTCTGGCTGGCGAGGTGCTGAATGAGCATCTCGACGCCCGAGACGAACGGCTGGAGGTCGGACGCCTCGAGGGTCCCGAACTTCGCCGCGTCGTTGGCCGAAGCCCACATCCGGGCCACGTCGGCCTGGAACTCCTGCGTCGCCTCGCCGGTCTGTTCGTCAATCTCGATCTCGATGCCGGTCGCCCACCGCTGGCGGTAGGCCGAGAACTCCGAGGCCACGATCATGTCCATGACGAGCTTGTTGATCGCGTCCTGGATCGGCAGGACCGACAGGAGCTCGGATTGTCCCGTCCCGTCGAGTCGCGGGCGGTTGATGAGCGGCACGAGCGGCACGACGCCCAATGGGTTGTCGAGCGGCCACTGTTCGCCCGGCACGTCGCGCGGCAGCCACCGGGCGGCGGCCCAGTTCACCGAAGTCGTGACCTTGGATCGGCTGCGGTACTTCTCGATCCGATCCGGCAGATACAGCGTGGCGTTGAGATAGCCGTCGTCGTCGCGCCAGCGTTTGAGGCCGGCCCGCCGGGTCCGGTACGAGCCCGCGTCGTAGACGACGATGCTCGCCAAGGCGTCCTCGACGGTGATCTCGGGCACGTTCGGGTCGTCGCCCGGGCCGACGAGGATGTACGACAGCTCCTTGACGAGCGCCTCGGTGTGGGCGATCTGGGAGAAAGCGTCGAGCTCGTTCTCCTGCC